TGCTGCGCCAACTCTTATTTGAAAAGCATTTACAAGTTGATTTGAAATATCTACTTCGTCTGTAACATAAACATAAATTGCAACTTTTATCATACTATCGAATTTATTACGTCGTAAGCAAATTCGAAGTCTAAACTATAATTTATTTGTTTCGTGTTTATGCTCTTAAATAACTCGGTGCTTTTAGTATTAATCTTTGCGGGTTTGCTGTCTATTAATATTTTTTCACTTAACATTATTTGTTTAATTGTGTCGCTGAAATTTTCATTTACCCACCCTGTATTTACTTTAATACTTTTTTTGCCGTTAGTGTTAAACATTCTTCTTTGTCCTTCTATAACGTTGTAGTTGTAGCTGTCAGATTGTAGTAAATTGTATTCCGTGTTTTCAACGCTCATTGTGTCGTTACTTGCCTTAAAAAAGAACTCACGTTGATACGCTCCGTATTTATTTACAAAGTCAATTATAACAGGTGTGTATTTACATTCTTCTAACGGGTAAAAATACCACGTCGCTTGAACTGCTGAAGCTGAATTTAATATTTCTAATTTGTTACCGTCATTTTGATTGCCAACCAATACTCGTGGTATGTTATATGTTGAACTTGGTATTGACAAAAAAGAATTTGAAGAAGTAGCAAAATTTGTGTATTTTGCTGTGAAACTTGCGCCTGTTGTAACTCTAACTATTCCCGCGTCATTTGTAGGGTTATAATAATAATTTTTTTGGTCAAGTGCGTAATCTCCTAAATCAAAATTGTAACCGCTTTCGTAATATGTGTAACCGTCAAAACCTAAATAATCCGTCGTGTCTAAAAGCGTGTATGTTGTGTTTAATAACTTGTAACGTTTTACTCTAACATCGCAACGTTGAGCAGTTGGGTTTGTAGCTAAAGTTGTAAGCGTTGGCGGTGCAACTAAAAATTTAATGTATTCCTGTATATATGGACTTATGTCGTAAAGTGTTTCTACTTGGTTTGAAGCTGGTATTAATTTACTTAACGTGTATTGCGGTAACGTTGTAAACGAACCTGTATTTTTAATAAACAACTCTACCTTTGAGCCGTTTTGTCCTGCTTCTGCAACTCTAATTAAGTACGGTGACCGTGCAAATATGTTAGCCATTATTTCTTTTCGTTTTTAAATTGTGTTTCTTTAAATAAATTCATTGCGTCAAGTCCAAACTTTTCTATTAACTCATCTGGAAGTCTTTTAAATGCAGCTTCAAATGGTTTTGTAAAAAACAAACTTGGTTTTATTCCTTGATGATAAACGCTATCTCTAACTGCATAAGGGTTTAAACCTTTACTTGCGCTCCATTGTAAAAAATGTTTAACGCTTGGTTTTTTTCCAACCTTAAAACTAAACTCACTTTTTGGCGCATTTTGTTTCCACATTTTGCCCTTGTTATTCGTGCTTTTAAACTTGCTTGTTGTTGCACGAACTCCGCCAACTCCTTTTACTCCTTTGTCCTGAAACTGTCCGTAAATGTCCATTTCAAACTCCATAGACAAACTATTCGGCATCGCCTTAACGTTTCCTTTCAAACTTTGCCAAAGTCCTTTTGTGTTGTTCTTTTTTAAAGTAGTTAAATTCTTTCGTGCTTCTTTAATTACTGACTTTGCAAACCTATCTAATTCTTTTTGTACTTCCGATTGTTTCATCTTAACAAATTGTCATTTCGTTCGGTGTTACTATATCAAGTGTCATTGTCCAACCTGCCATATAGTTTTCAAAACGTTCTGTAAATGGTTCTAAACTTGCCGTGCCTTCAACCATAAATAAATCGTATGCTAAACTTCCGTGTTGCATTAATTCATAAGCTCGGTTTAATACTGCGTGTTGCGTATTTAGTACATCAATTTCGTTGTCGTTACCTAAAAATATATTCGTGCTTGTGTTCTTGGAAATATCTACTACGTCCATTGCAATTAAACTTATATTCCAAGTCGTAGTGTTTCCGCTTAACGTACAGTTATTAACCATAATATGCAACAAAGGAAATATTGTTTGCTTTGCTAAATCAACCTTAAATATGTCGCCTTGTGTTACCGTGTTTACAATTGCGTCTGCGTCAAAGTGTGTTTTTAGTTTGTCTAATAAATTGTAGTAACCTGTCATTTTCGTAATTTATTTAATTGTCGTTGTTCAATTTCGTTTTTTTGTTTTTCAAAGGTAAGATAGGTGAGACATTGAGTAAGTCGGTAGCCGGTAACTGTGTCAAATCTTGTAATGTCTCCTTTTGCAAGTCCATAAATTGCTTGATACCACCCCCATTGTTTTGCAAATTGAGCTGTGTCGCTAAAGTCTCCGCCATTGTCGGGTTCCTCATTATCTCCCGTTCCAAATAAGTAACTGTAGCTTCTAACAATTCGCTTCCTAAATTCCAAAAAAAAACACTTGAACTTATTGCTACGTCAACAGGCGCAAATTTCATTAACTCCTGCATTTCTTCCATTGGTTCGTAGTCCCTTATTTTATATTGCGTTTTAAATTTTTGTGTTATTGGGCGATACATAACCGCCATTGCGATATGGTAAGTGTCCCAATTTTGTAAGTTGTTTTCCAAGTCTACATATTCGCCAAATGTTATGTCTTCCAGATTAGTTATAAATCCGAACTCTTGTGTTCCTATTTTAAACGTTGGTTGAAATTGTGGCTTAACGTTAAATATATTTGTAAAGTGTGCTATTAAATCGTTTATGCTTGTTAGTTTCATCTTAACAATATCTTTTAACTGCATATCGCAAAATAACTCAATCATTTTTTGAGCAACAAATTCTTCGTCGTTACTTCCTTCTTGTGTTTTTAAGAACTTCTGGTATTGTCCTAAAGTAATTTCGTTTAAACTTGACGGTACGTTTATTTCTAACTTCATATCTTAATAATTAATTATTTGTGTTTTTGTTGTGTTCGTTTTTTTGTATGTATTCATAAGCTTGTTTTAATAAATTAATGTCGTGAATATTCCTTAGGTAAATACGAACCTTAACGCCTTTTTTTTGGTATATGTAAATTTGAACGCATTGCATCATTATTTCTAAATCGTTCATTTTATAAAATATTGTCCGTGTGTATTGTTTAGTCCTAAAGTTTCCATTTCGTGGTAACGTACTGCGTCGATAGCGTGGTCGTTTTTGCCCTGCGGTTTGTTTAATGTTTTTCCAGACTTGTCGGCATCCCAACAATACGCCCTTAATTCTTTTATTAAATTTGTGCTTTGTGAAGTAACTAAATAAGATTGCGACTGCATTATTTGTATTCCGTAGTTTACACTATCTGCGCCCTTTGTTACCCCTTTTATTTGTTGTCCTGTTCTTCGTATTTCTTCAATGCTTTTTGGCTCTGAACTATCTGCGTATGCTATAACGTGTTTTTGTAGTTTCTTTGCTATGTCGTTATTTAGTAAACTTGTTTGATAACATATTTCGTTTAGTATTCTTTGCCCGTTGTAATTGTAAACTTCAACTATGCTTGTCGGGTCGTTTGAATATCCAAAGTCTAAACCGTAACCAAGTAAACGCGCTTCAGTTGGTATCTTGTCAATTAGTTTGTAGTTTGAAAATATAACTCCTTCTAACATTCCAACAAGTCCTTCGCCATATACGCGCCACCAATTAGCCCAATAACTGCTTGTCGTGGCTTTTAAGCGGTTCTTTTCTATTTCTGTTACTATTCGTTCGTCAAGTGCTTCGTTGTCCTTGTACGTCAATATTAAAAAGTCTGTGTCGGGTTCGTCTTTTAGTTCCGTATGTACCCAAAATTCATTCGCTGGGTTAAAGTCAAGGTATATTCGTTTTTTGGTTCGTATTGCAAGTTCGTTGTAACTTTCAAAAGTTACGTTGTTACATTCGTTTATGTAAAGAATATCTCTACGAGCTCCACGTAATTTTGAGCTATCGTCTGCGCTAAAAAATTCTATATAAGAACCGTTTGAAAATTCGTACCTTAATAAAGATTTGTTAAATGAAACGTCTATATATCTATCCGTCCATTTCATTATTTTAAGAAAATCCTTTAACGCTCCACGTCTTAAATGCGGAATACTTTCGGCAACTACGCTAATTTCTAAATCATTAGACTTCATTGCAATATCAATTAAAATAGGAATAACCCCAAAAGTTTTACCCGCTGAAGTACCGCCTTGAATTATTTTAATTCTTTTTTTTAACGATAAGATTTTATTAATTGCAGTCGTCCGTATTAACATCTGGAAATAATGGAAGTTCTATATTTGTTTGTTCTATTTGTTGAACAGGCGCACCATAGCCACTATCCATAAGTGCTTTGTATGCTGAAACGTCGCCGTCGCGCATTTTTTTTACCATTGCCAAAGTTCCCAAGTCTTCTTGGCTTAAAGTTTCTTCAACGCCTGTTATTGGGTTCTTTGCTTTTTGTGTAGTTTCTAACCAAAGACGTGCTATTGTGCTTCGGTTTCTACTTCCTTTCGGACGTCCGTTTGGGTTTCCGCTTTCGCCTTTATTAAATTCGTGTTTTGTTATGTT